CCTAAAAAATGCCCCGGAGGGTCCACTTTAGAGGTGTTTTTACCTGGGATGTTGAGCTGATGATATATTTTATCCGGTTTGGGGATGGCCGGGTAAGAACGCGGCTCATAAAGGCTTGACATCTCAGATAAAAGCACCTCTAAAGTTCCCAGAAGTCCAGTGCAAGTAACAAAAATTTTACCTGAAGGAGGTGGATTCTGGTGAGAAGGAAGGCAGAAGATCCCGTGGAACCCATCCCTCAGGAGGCTCCCGCACTTACAGCCGAGGGTCGGGAAGCACGAATGATCGGATATGCGGTCGATCTTGCCGAGAAGCAACTCCGTAATGGAACCGCTTCTTCCCAGGTGATCACCCATTACCTCAAGCTTGGCACCATGAAGGAACGACTCGAGCTTGAGAACCTTAAAAAACAGAACAAACTGCTTGACGCGAAAGTCGATGCAATCAAATCGGCTCAAGAGGTCGAAGAACTCTACAAGAATGCTATCGAAGCAATGCGTCGATACAGTGCGAACACCTAAAAGGAGGATATCATCATGGATCATGGAACAATTGCTCAGCAGGTTGCCAAAATGATTGGTGAAGGCGCTACGATTCCCAGTGATGGCACCATTGTAACCGAGATCAACCGTGCAATTCAAGCTGCTGGCGGCACTCCTGTCAAGAGTGGCAACATCGCAGATGCCACCAGGGTCTACAAAGATACTCTGGCAGAAGATGAGCATTAATGAACAGGTGCTACACAGACCTGAAACAAAGATCGACTTTTTTAGATCGTTATGAATACCTGCGACTCGGAGGAATCGTCGGAGCTGACACCTTCGGGTTTGACAGATATCTTAACCAGAAGTTCTATCGGTCTGACGCATGGAAGCGAGTGCGTAGAGATGTGATCATCAGAGACGAGGGACGGGACCTGGGTATCGAAGGCTATGAGCTTCAAAATGGCATTATCGTGCATCACATGAACCCGATAACCGTTAAGGATATCATAGACGTCGAGGACTGGATTCTCAATCCTGAATATCTGATCTGTGTCTCACCTCAGACGCACAACGCAATCCACTACGGAGATCCAAACAGTCTCCCGAAGCAACCGATCGTACGAAAACCAGGGGACACAAAACTCTGGTGACCACATAGAAAGGAGGGCCTGCTTATGGACTCTGAAAGCATTTTGCTGAGCATCAAGAGACTGCTCGGCATCGTACCAAATGACCGTGCTTTCGATGACGAACTCATCATGCACATCAATGGCGTATTCATGACCTTGCATCAGCTTGGTGTCGGTCCTGAGGAAGGGTTCTCCATCACGTCCCATGACCAGTATTGGACGGATTTTACAGACAACCCGAAACTCAAGGAAAGTGTGCGGATGTTCGTCTATCTGAAGGTTCGCATGATTTTCGACCCGCCTACTTCTTCTGCTGCCGCTGAAGCAATTAATGCCAGGATGGCAGAGTTGGAGTTCAGGCTGAATGTCCAGGCAGAGGGAGATGCCGAATCATGAAATATTACGCGGTGACAAATGATCCGGCTGAGCTGATGCACTATGGTGTCAAGGGTATGAAATGGGGCGTCATTCGTACAGACGCTCAGCTTGGACATCCGAAGAAACCCAGAAGTGCCGCTTACAAACGAGCCAGCAATAAGCTGAGCAAGATGATGAGAAGCGGCATCAAGAAAGCCGAAGCCCACTGGCAGAAATACAACTCTCCTGCTAACAAGAAGGCGAGGGCTAACAAGCGTGAACTGAACCGAATGATTAAGGCTCAGAACCGCGCTGATAAGCAAATGAACAAGTATATCGAGCAAGCCAGAAAGGGTAACCTCAAATATGGCAAGCTCACCGATGACCAGGTCCAACGGGTTACTGAACGCCTTTACCTTGAACGACAAGCGAGGCAGCTCGGAAGCACTGAACCGGAAAGTTTCCGCAAACGTTTGGGAGCTGCTGTTACAGCCGGTGTTATCTCCGGGGTTGGCCAGGGTGTTAGCACTATTGTAGGTGAACGGATTGGACGCAGCTCAAAGTTGAAGACCAGCAGGCTTCAGAACGAGCAGCAAGAGTATTTCGACAAGCGCCGTCAACGCAGGCAAGAAGCGATGGATATTCGAAGTGAGCGCCGTCGACGTCAAAATGACATGGCTAAAGATCGTTGGCAGCGCCAGAATGAAATCGCCAAGCTCGAAGATCAGGCACACTATGAAGCCAAATCCAGCACTCAGCGCAGACGTGCTAAGGCTGCTGCGAATAAGGAGTATTACGAGATGCTTAATCGAGAAGGCATTCATGGCGGTCTTGGACAGGCTAGAATGCTTCCTGGTTATAAGACCCGTCGTGCAGCAATGGTGAAAAAGTATCGTGACCTTGATGAAACCAATACCATCAACAGGCAGAATAGAAAGATCGCCGATACGGAATATTATAAGAAGAAAGGCTTATATGAAGCTTATAAGGATAATTATATTATTCCGACCACGCCAAGGACCAAATCAACTACTACAGAAACTTCTACATATCGATACGGAAATGTAGGCATTTATAAAGGCAACAAGCATCGTGTTGTACGAGGAACACGTAAAAGGTAATGTTTCTCTCAAACACAGCCACGCCAAGATATTATGGATTGTTTCGCGAATCGGTTACACGAGGTGAGATTCCAGTTTGCCGGGAAATAAGCCTTGAGATGAACCGAATCGACCAGATGATCCAGAACCCGGGTATCTATTATGATCCTGACCCGGTAGAAGCTTTCATTCGATTTTGCGAAGGGGAATTGACGTTAACTGATGGCAGTGACCTCAAACTTCTTGACTCCTTCAAGCTTTGGGCAGAGCAGGTGTTTGGATGGTTTTACTACGTTGAACGCAGCATACCCACTACAGCACCCGACGGATTTTCCGTACGATACGAACGTCGAACGATAAAGAAGCGGCTTACCACCAAGCAATATTTGATCGTTGGGCGTGGTGCAGCCAAGTCAGTATACGCCAGCTGCATCCAAAGCTATTTCCTGAACATGGATTCTTCCACAACGGACCAAATTGTTACGGCCCCCACGATCCGACAGGCTGATGAAACGCTCTCCCCTATTAGGACCGCCATCACCCGTGCTCGTGGGCCGCTGTTCAAATTCCTGACGGAAGGGTCCTTACAGAATACAACTGGTTCCAAAGCGAACCGGGTAAAGCTCTGCTCCACAAAGAAAGGCATCGAAAACTTCATCAACGGCTCCATCATTGAAGCCCGTCCGATGACGATCGATAAGCTTCAGGGTTTGCGCTGTAAGATCGCAACTGTTGACGAATGGCTGTCGGGGGATATCCGCGAAGACGTCATCGGTGCCATCGAGCAGGGCGCTTCCAAACTGGATGAATACTTAATTGTAGCTACCAGCTCGGAAGGAACCGTTCGGAACGATGTTGGGGATACCATCAAAATGGAACTCATGGATATTCTGAACGGTAAGTATTACAACCCTCATATCTCGATCTGGTATTATCGCCTCGACGATGTAAAAGAGGTCGATAATCCAGCAATGTGGGTCAAGGCGAATCCGAACCTGGGCAAGACCGTTACTTACGAAGCGTATCAGCTGGATAAGGAACGTGCCGAGAAAGCCCCTGCCACCAGGAATGATATCCTGGCGAAGCGGTTCGGAATTCCCATGGAAGGGTACACATATTTCTTCACATATGAAGAAACCCTTCCCCATCGACCAAGAGATTTCTGGAACATGCGCTGCTCCATGGGCATCGACCTTTCACGAGGCGATGACTTCTGCGCATTTACATTTTTGTTCCCGCTTGGCGATGGCTCATTCGGAGCGAAGACGCGATGCTACATTTCCGCGTCTACATTGTATAACCTTCCCTCGGGTATGCGCATCGAGTACGACAAGTTCATTGAGGAAGGTTCATTGATAATAATGGATGGCACGATCCTGGATATGATGGACGTGTACGATGACCTGGACAAATATATACAGGATTCCCGGTATGATGTAGTGTGCATTGGCTATGACCCATACAATGCGAAAGATTTTGTCCAGAGATGGGAATCTGAGAATGGGCCGTTTGGTATTGTTAAAGTATTGCAAGGCGCGCGGACTGAATCTGTCCCCCTTGGCGAGATCAAGAAGCTGACTGAGGATCGCAACCTCATATTTGATCAACAGATCATGAAGTTCACAATGGGCAATTGCATCACTATTGTTGACACCAACGGTAACCGAAAGCTTGTAAAGAAGAACCGACAGGATAAAGTCGATAGCGTGTCCGCATTGATGGACGCGCTTGTTTCTTACAAGATCAATCGAGAATCATTTGAATGATGGAGGAACTCATATGTACAACGATTATATGTATGCTGTGCAGCGGGATGATGAATACCTCGCGCATTATGGCATCAAGGGAATGAAATGGGGCGTCCGGAAAGCCGTCGAAAGCGGAAACAGCCGTGCGCTCGGACGGGCCTATCGTAAGGCCTCCAGGAAACTTGCCCGGCTCGAGAAGCGGGCGAACAACGGTAAGAAGTACGCTCGTCGTGCTGCTCTGCTTGGCGCAGGTGCAGCTGCAGCTGGTGGACTGGCTGCTGCGGGTACCCAGGGCGTTGCTGGTGCTATGCGTTGGGCTGCGCCTCATGCCACTAAGGCTACTGCGTATGCGGGCAAAGGCATGCGCAAAGCAGGAAAACTGGTTAATGCCGTTGGCAATGCTACTGGTAATACTGGTCTTCGCCGTGCAGGCCTGTCCATGGTTGGACGCGGTAATGCAATTGAGCGTACTGCTGCTGGTGTGGGCAAGTCTACTAAAGGCGCTGCTGCCGCAATTAGTCGTTGGGGCGGAAAGAATACTATTTCCGATTCCGTTGCGCGTAAGGCTGAGCAGCTCGTGACCCGTCGTGGTATCAAGGGCAATAACATTGCTGTTCAGACTGCTAAAGGCATGAAAGCCAATGCGGCTATTCCGCGCCTTTCTAACAATACCATCGCACGTGCCGGTGCAGCTGCAGTTGGCGCTGGTCTGGCTGGCGCGGCTGGCTACAATGCTTATCGTGCTGCCACCACCAAGAGGGCTGCTCGGAAGGCTCAGGAGTGGCGTAATGAGATGAATAAGGCCTTCGCCGGAACTCAGTATGCTAATGGCGGTGGACGGAAGCGTCGGCGTCGTCGTTAATTCAAAATGAAATAACCCGGAAACGAAGGTGATTGGATGAAGTTTGGTGAAAGGCTCCAGCACGCCTGGAACGCTTTCCGAAACAACAACCGGGACCCCACCGAGTTTAAGTACAACCCGATCGCCGTTGGGTATTCCAGTGCCAATCGCCCGGATCGTCTCCGGCTGACACGGGGAAACGAACGGTCTATTGTCACGGCGATCTATAACCGAATTGCAGTTGACACGGCAGCTATTCAGATCCGACATGTGCGCATGGATGAGAACGGCCGCTATCAGGAGGATATCGATTCTGGCCTGAACAACTGCCTGACCCTGGATGCCAATACCGATCAGACTGGCCGTCAATTCATGCAAGACGTGGTCATGAGCATGTTTGATGAGGGATGTGTAGCTATTGTTCCGACAGACACGGATATTAACCCGAAGATCACTGGCGGCTATGATATTCTCGCACTACGAACAGCTAAGATCGTGCAATGGGCTCCGGAAGACGTCCGAGTGCTTCTCTACAACGAGAAGAAGGGCGTAAAGGAAGAGCTGTGGCTTCCGAAGAAGATGGTCGCCATCGTGGAGAATCCATTCTACGCGGTGATGAACGAGCCCTCTTCCACATTGCAGCGCCTCATCCGCAAACTGAATCTGCTGGATGCGATCGATGAACAGAGCGGTTCGGGCAAGCTGGACTTGATTATTCAGCTTCCCTATACCATCAAGACGGAGACGCGACAGGCGGAAGCGGACAGGAGACGGAAGAAGATCGAGGAACAGCTGGCAGGCTCCAAGTACGGTATCGCCTATACCGACGCTACCGAAAAGGTGACGCAGCTGAACCGATCCGTGGACAATAACCTGATGCAGCAAATTGAATATCTCACAAAGCTCCTCTACAGCCAACTTGGTCTGACAGAGGAGATTTTTAGTGGGATCGCAGACGAAAAGGTGATGCTCAATTACTACAACCGTACAATTGAGCCGATCCTTTCCGCCATCTGTGACGAGATGCAGCGTAAGTTCCTGACTAAGACGGCCAGGACTCAGCATCAGGCGATCAAGTTCTTCAGAGATCACTTCAAGCTTGTGCCGGTGAACAACATCGCGGATATCGCCGACAAGTTCACACGCAACGAGATTCTCAGTGCCAATGAGCTTCGCAGCATTATTGGCATCAAGCCTTCTGACGATCCGAAGGCGGACGAGCTGCGTAACAGCAACATGCCCATCCAGGATCAGGAAGGCGGAGAAGCACCGGTGGACCCAGAGGAGTTGAAGCAGGCTGAACAGACTCTGCTGGACGCGGGACTGACTGCGGAGGATCTGGATGAACTCTCCGACAGCGAGATTATTGACCTGGCGGAAGAATACGGATCTGGAAAGAACAAGGAGCCGGAAGAGGAAGTACCCAAACGGCAAACCGGATAAAAATCAAAATGGAAGTTATTTCCAGCCAAGGAGGATAAATCATGGCAAAGAATCGACTGCCTGATTTTTCAGGCTGGGCAACCGTAAACGACGTCAAATGCAGCGACGGTCGTACCATTCGCCATAATGCGTTTATCGACAATGATGGCGAAGAGGTGCCGATGGTATATCAGCACAACCATAGTGATCCGGAGAATATTCTGGGCCATGCGTTGCTGGAAAACCGGGACGAGGGCGTTTACTGCTATGGATGGTTCAATGGGAACCCAAAGGCCAATGCCGTTAAAGAAGCCGTTCGACACGGGGATATTAAGGCATTGAGCATTTATGCCAACCAGCTTGTGCAGCGAGGCAGCGATGTGATCCACGGTATGATCCGCGAGGTCAGTCTGGTGCTCACCGGAGCAAATAAAGAAGCCCGGATCGAGAACCTCAGTTTCGCACACAGCGATGGAACGACCGATATCGACGATGAAGAGGCGATTTACACTTCTGCTCTGCAGGATTTGGAACTCTATCATAGCGATGACGGCGACGAATACGAGGAGGATGAAGATATGGGCGATCAGCTCGACGTTCAGGGCATCCTGGACACGATGGACGAAGATCAGCTGGCTGCCGTTCAGGCGATGTATGAACAGGGCCAGGCCGACGCCATTGAGAACCTCGGATTGTCCGATGAGGACGACGAAGAGGACTACGATGACGAGGAAGACTACGAAGACGACGAAGACCTCGACGAAGATGAATACGACGAGGACGAAGAAGACGACGTCGAAGACGAAGAAGATTACGAGGATGAGGATGACGACGAAGATGATGACGTCGCCCATTCCATGTATGGAGGTTATGACATGAAGCACAATGTATTTGACGGCAGCGCTGAGACCATGGACAACACCCTTTCCCATGCCGAGACGGAAGCCATTTTCACGGATGCGAAGCGCTGCGGCAGCCTGAAGGAATCCGTCCTGGCGCACACTGCTGAATACGGCATCGACCAGATTGACTGGTTGTTTCCCGAGTACAAGAACCTTAACACGCCGCCCGAATTCATTAAGCGGGAAACGGACTGGGTCCAGAGGGTAATGAACGGCGTGCATCATACTCCCTTCTCCCGGATCAAGAGCATGTTCGCGGATATTACCGAGGACGAGGCCAGGGCGCTTGGTTACCTCAAGGGCCATCAGAAAAAGGAAGAAGTATTCACGCTGCTCAAGCGTACCACCGATCCTCAGACCGTGTACAAGAAGCAGAAACTCGATCGCGACGATGTGATTGATATTACTGACTTCGATGTGGTCGCCTGGCTCAAGGGCGAAATGCGGATGATGCTGGATGAGGAAATCGCCCGCGCGATCCTGATCGGCGATGGCCGTCCTACTGACAGTGAAGACAGCATTTCTCAGCAGCATGTTCGCTCTATCTGGAAGGATGACGATCTGTTCACTGTGAAGGTGCATGTTGCTCCTGTTAATGGCGAAGCTCCTGCCAAGACCCTGATCAAGGCGATCATCAAGAACCGGAAGCTCTACAAGGGCAGCGGCAATCCTCTGTTCCTGACCACTGAAGACTGCCTGACTGAAATGCTTCTGCTGGAAGACGGCATTGGGCATTTCATGTATCCCACCAAGCAGGCGCTGGCGACGGCTCTGCGTGTGTCGGATATCGTGACTGTTCCTGTGTTCGAGCAGGCGGGCACCCGTTCTGAGACTGTCAACAGCACCACGACACAGTATCAGCTGCTGGGTCTGCTGGTGAATCTGAATGACTACAACGTTGGTGCGGACAAGGGCGGCAGTGTAAATATGTTCGATGACTTCGATATCGACTACAACCAGCAGAAGTATCTGATCGAAACCCGGATTTCCGGCGCTCTGATCAAGCCCTTCTCTGCTATTGCGATCGAAGCTGCGTCTACTGACAACTTCATGACCATCCAGAGCAGCATGCCCACTAAGCCCTGGCACGGCGCTCCCAAGAATCCTTCCGTGGACGGCCCCGAAGGAACCTGATGAGGTGATCTGATGGCCAGATTTTACGGAGAAGTCGGATTTTTGCGGACGGAGGAAACCGATCCCGTGAACCATCCAAGTGTATACGAGGAGGTGCT